AATAAGACCAGCTTGGATATTCGTGACAAGCTTAGCTGTATTGCCACGCATCTTGGTATGACAGTTGATGCAGTGCTGGATGTGGAGCTTGTCCATCAGATGATGGAGGGTTTTACGAAAGAGCTTCGCAAGCAGCGGAGTATTATTATCACCCCCACAAACAGGAGCTGGCAATGAGTGAAACTGAAAAGGAATCTGGGCTTAATCATCAGATAGGAGGAGCCCATTATAAGAAATATGGAGAGTGTAAGCCCTGGCAAATCCTCTCTATGTGGCTCTCGCCTGAGGAATTCATAGGGTTCATGAAAGGAACAGCCATCGCTTACCTTGCCAGAGAGCGAGACAAGGGAGGCAGAGATGATATCAAGAAAGCAATGCACATAATTCAGCTTTATCTGGAGCTGACTGATTCAACTGAGGAGAAAGAAGATCATGGGAATTAATTCTAACGACTATGTCGAGCATATCATGCTGGATATTGAGACACTCGGCACCAAAGCAGGGTGCCCTATTTTGCAGATCGCAGCGGTTGGCTTTAGCCTGAAGCATGACAAGATGCACATTTTCAACCGTAATGTAAGGCTGGAGGATGGAGAACTTGCTGGGCTGGACAGCTCTACCCTTAAGTGGTGGCTGAAAGATCCCACCAGGATGATTCAGCTTAGCAGCCTTGTCACCAGCGATGATAGTGACCCTGTCGGGCAGGTGCTTCTTGATCTCTCTCACTGGCTTGCGCGCTATCAGGAAGAAGCAGGATCAGCTCAGATTTGGGGGAATGGTGCAGACTTTGACAACGTTATTATCACAGCAGAAAGTGTAGCTTCGCTTGGTGCGCCTCTTTGGAATTTTCGCCAGAACCGCTGTTATCGCACTGTGCGTTCTATGTTTAAGGACATGGTTCCTGAGCCTCAGTTCATTGGCACAAAGCATAATGCGCTTGATGATGCTGTTCATCAAGCGCATTATTTGAAGAAACTGCTCTGCTACATTCGAGACATTGGAACTTCTATCAAGGAGCTTCAGTCTCAGTAACTCCTGATTCTGCGGCAGCTTCTGGTGATTGCCAAGTGTTTCGGTAATCTGGAAGCTGCCGTCCTCCCATAATCATCTGTGCCCTCTGGCTAATCGGGTTTTGTGCTCCATAGAAAGCCTGATTAGCCACAGACCTGTGAGCGTCTTTCTCCCAAGACACGAGCTTACGTCCAAAGGTCTCAAGCCTCCCTCCTGCCGCAGCATACTTAGTAGCAATAGTACTGATTTCATCTGGGTCAAGATTATCCCCGTTGATGAGCTTACTCTTTACTACTTGTCCAAGTTCCTCCATACGCTGCACATCAGCCATCTGATATGCTACCTTACGATAGTTCTCATCAAGCGCGATAGCTTCATCCAGAGGTCTAGCTCCTAACATACGAGCGGTGTTAGCAATACTGAGTACATCCAGTAAGCCAGCATTTGGCGGCCGAGTCAGACTGAGAAGGCTTCCGCTACTGGTAGTTGTGACTCCGCCAGCAACTTGTGCCATGCCTTGAATCATACGATTCATCCCGTTATGCTCCACAGCGTGCAGTAGAGATGGAAGAATGTCTCCACCTCCACTGATCTTCTTAAACATATCAAGCGTGTTTCCAACAGTGCGAGACAGAACAGAAAGCCCAGGCCAATCAGTAGGAAGCACAGGAAGCACAGTTATTTGTCTCGGGCTGATATCCCCCCGCGTATAGACGCCAGCTCTGGTTAAACTAGAGACTCCACCATACAGAAGAAACTCCCCGACATCCTTGCTGAAATAACTTGGTACTTCAGAATACAGATCATGGTGGGCAGAATTACCTTCAGCATTGCCAATAAGATGCTGATTGATTGCATGGAATCCAGGCAAGCCCTGCAAACCGAACAGAGTCTGTTGCATCCCGAGCGCAAACAATACAGACTTCTTCTGACCAGTCTGCACATTCCGGAACATTTGCTGAAGAAGGTTCAGTTGGTAAGTCTGATAAAGCCCAATACTCTGGCCAAGCCAGCCTTGAAACATCAAAGGCCGCTGAGATGTGAGATGATTACCATTAACTCTCGTTGCAAAAGTATAGATCAGAGAGTCAAGATCCGCACCAGTATATCCAAGTTTGGAATACAAAAGCTCACCAGTTCGTGAAGCCAAGAGCCTGGTGAAGATTTCACTCTGATCCGAAAGAGTAGCTTTAGCTCCCAGCTCAGCAAGGTTGCTTATCTTTTGCTCTAGCACTTCTACGGTGGGATGAATAGGAAGCGCAATTTCATCATACATGTCAATGAAGTCAGCAGCTTTAGATCTTACAGTTCCAATCTTCTCATATCGTGCGAGCAGTGCTCTCCTGTTCGGCCCAGTAGTAACATCCTGCATAGCCTGATACATCAGTTTGCTAGTTCCAGGCAAGGTGTGCTGAGTCCCAGGTACGCGAACTCGCAGATCATCCAACGCAGCTGCTCTGGCTCCTTCAGTCTGAAGCACAAGCATCACAGGTGTGGAGATTGCATTAATTGCAGACTGAATCACATCAAGCCTGATGCCAAGCGTTGCGACAGTGGTATTCACAGCACCAGTAAATTTCGCAAGATACTGCTTAGGTACCATGCTGATTGCGCCAGAGAAAGCTTTCATCTCCATGCCTGCTTCGATTGTAGCAGCATACGGGTTCCCCATTCCCATGCGCTTCAGCGCAGCTGTGGCTTCAGCATATTGCTCAGCTGTCGGCTTGCCTGCACCAAACATCTTCATCAACCCCTGGATCACAGTGGAAGCTTTATCCTCTGCAAACTGCTGCCACTTAAAGTAATCCGGAAGCTTATCCTTCTGTGCCACATCCAAGCCAAGCTTCAGATAGCTATCAAAAGGATTGCTGAGAGTATCTGCATCTTTCGTGGGAAATTTCGACTGCATGGCAGACTTCCATTGATCTCCAAGAGAGCGCAGCTGAGCAAATAGATCAGCGTTTGCAAGCTCTGCATATCTCTGGATCACCTGGGTATCAGCTTTCTGATGCCATGACATCAAGTCAGTCATCATCTCCTCTGTGTTCATCCGGGGATATTTATCAGCAAGCGCCCCAGATTTCCTCAGATCAGACTTCGTAAACAAGCTGTTCATATCCAAGTCAGCGCTGTAGTCCCCCATGTACTTATGCCAGTTCTTTACTTCCTGCCTTGAAAGCACTTGATACTTAGACTTATCAATCAACTGTTCCTTCTCAAGCAGTTCTTCTGCGGTCCTGCCAAAGATCATGGAAGTCTGCTCTCCCCCTTCTGTGATATCTCCCTGCAAAGCCCGTACGAACTTATAGTGGGAATATCTATTTGTTGGAATAGGAGGAAAATACAGAATACGGCCTTCGAATTCAGAGCCAAGCCAAGGATTCCGCATAGCATATCCTTGCGCTTCTCTGGCCCGTTCTTCCAAGGCAGAGCGTGCACCTGCAAGCCTGGTATGAGCGCTGAGAGCATGAGCTGCTTCATCTGTATTCACAACATAAGCTGTATACTTTACAGGGACATTACTTGCAGCGGCGGCAGCTGCGTCAGATCCGCCAACAATTACAAAGCCAGGCTCATTCGGCATGGCAGTGTGCATGAACTTCACACCAGGCCCCATGCTATCAGAGATTGCATCCATTGAGAGTGCAATGCCTCTGCCTTGGCCAGTACCAGCTTGAGCTGAGCCAGAGAGCCACTGATTAATCATCGCAGTGTGATCCCCAAAGTCAGCCCCGTTATCAACCATCTTCTGCAGCATGGCCAGATCATCTGCATTGTGCGCAGAGAAAAAAGCATATTGCCCGCCAGTACGCTGCATCTGAGACCTGAGGGCTGCAACTTCTGAGCCGGCTGCAGGATTAGCTACAACAGCAAGGAATTTCTCTTTCAGCTCTGTGGCAGTCTTTTGGTGGGTTTCCATCTTCAAAGCATGAAGCTGAGCTCCCATATATTTCATCCTACCACCAAGAGTCAGGGCATCTTCGTTTGCAGACGTCAGTGCACCTTGGCCAGCTCCGAAGCTTGTAGCATTTTCTGCTCCAACTTTTGAGACATTGATAGACTCAAAGCGGGGCCCAAAAAAGCTAGCAGCTACAGTGCGAGCATGGTCATACGCTTGCTGCATTCGTACTTGTTGCTCAACTCTGCCTTTCACTATGTTCCCATCCACAGCTGCAACTTGGCTGAGATCATAATTAAGCCTCATGCGCACAGGTCTGGTATAATCAGCAAGCGGTCCATCTCTAACCTGCATCCTACCTAATTCCGCTTTCGTAGCATTTAGCTTCAATGCAATCTCATCCATAGAAGCCCCTTTAGAGAGAAGCCTTGAAAGCATCTCCTCCTTGTTTCTTTGGATAAGCTGATTCATTGCCTCTACAGGAAAAGTATCAGCTGCAAGCATTGGAAGCCTGTCTTGCATATAGGCTTGCAGAGTAATAGTGTGCTCTGCTCCAGTACTATCAACATGACGCACAAGCGGAGCAATGTTGTCCAACTGATCCAGGCTGAGCAAATTCCGATCTGACTTAATATGGTTTCTCAAAAGCTCCAACGCGGGTAAATCAAATTCTTCAACAATATTTTCGGAGCCTCTGAACAAGTCCCGCATGTTGGCAGGAGAGGCTGAATTGGCTGCGGCCCACGCCCAGCGTTTAGACACATCTCGCGCAGAGTTATCAAGTAACCACACATCAGCATACGGAAGATCAAGCTTGAATTTATCTACTGCATTCTTCCCATACTTGATTGCATCTTTGCTTACAAGTTGTACAGCTGCCTCATCTGCAATAGTGAAGTGCTTAAAGGGAGTGTCAAAGAGTTCACCAGTTGACAGGTCTAAATAGCCAGCTTTGGTGAAGCTCCGTTTAGTGCTGTTAATTGCAGTTGTGCCTACTGCATCTCCTACCCCAACATTGGTGCGAGCTGAGGCTTCTGCAACATTGATAGGCCTATTAGCTCCCGGCAGCGGCACGTGCAAGACTTCTCGGGCAGCGTCTTTGTTAACAATCACTGTCCCTTTACGTGTAATGTATACCTCAGCTCCAGCATCAAAAGCTTCTTTCGCACTGTTATGCTGTACTCCGGACAGAGAGATGATAGGCGGAGCTCCGTCAGCGGTTGCAAAGAATACTGAGTCAGCAGTTGCAGCTTTGGGAGAATAAGGTTTTACAAATGAATCAATATGGGCAGGATCAGGAGTAAAAAATCCTCTGATTATATTGTCCTTACCACGCTCAAACTGGAGCATGTGCGTAGGCTGAATGGCATCTACTGCAAGCTCCTCATTGATCCTACTGATGCTCTTTACTTTGGAGAAAATATTATCAAGAACATCAGCAGCTTTGTCTTTACCAAGGGTAGAATGCAGCAGTCCAATATGTTCCTGCATCCGAGTTGTTAGTTCATAAGCAAGCCGAGTATCTCCAGATGCTGCACCTGCCAGCATCTCTGTCATCTGCCCCTGTGCTTGTCTCTGCGCTGCAGCAAACTTAGAAGCCTGAGGTCTGGTCATGGTTGCAGACATGTCTGCGATATCCAGCATGGAGGACCAGAGCTTATCTACTTTATCCCCAGTAAGCATCTTAAGCTGACCAGTGAGATCAAATAGCTCGTACATTCGATCAGAAAGTTCAGTATCAATAAACGGCTTCTTGATCTTTCCAACAGTGCTGAGGCTACTGAGTGCTCCGCCAATAATACCGCCAACCACTGCACCTTTCAGCACGTTCTCTGTCATTTGGCCTGGCGTGAGGCTCTCCAAAGTATAGTTACCTTTCATGGTGGCCAAGGTTGCAACTTCCCAGACTCCTGCTTGCAGAGCCTGCTCACCAAAACCAAAGCCGATAGCTCTCCACATATCTCCACGCACAGCTGAGAAGAGCGTGGCTTCACCAGCTCTGATAGCTGAGATTGCTTTCTCAGTGTACGCAGCTTCCCGAGCTGAGAAGATACCAGTGGCTGCTTGAACCATAGCTCCGCCAATCTTTCCTTCTTGGGCAAGTTTCAGAAGCTTCAGAGAGCCAAAACCTGGAAGCAAGGAACCCGCCACAAGCGCAGCTCCTTCAATCGCCACTTTTTTATCCTCGTAATACTGAAGTGTATCAGTATCAAAGCCCCAGTCTCCCATGCTGACGGTAGGAGAAACATCTGCCCCAAAAGTTCTGAGCAGTGCAGCTGGAGTATTCACAAAAGAATTTACAACAGCCGCAGCAGTGAGCGGAACTCCTTTCGTGACAACATCGGCCACACCCCACTGATCTTCTCCGAATGCAGATCGTCCAGTGCGCAGCATAGTCTCACTATCAATCCCTCGCAGCAATGCACTGTCAAGAGAGTTCATATCACTTGAGGTCATTTGTATCCTCCTTAAGCAACACACGCATTACGTGATCTTGGCGTTTGATATCAGCTTTCACCTTGTTATCGAAGATGAACCCAGGAACCTTATACGTATAATCATACTTCGCATTCGGGTCAATAGGTACACCAAGTAGGTGAGGTTGAATCACAGTGAACAGAGATTGAGTCTTTGCAGTATACAGGTCTGCAATTTCCTTACTATATTGTTGGTACAATTGTGATTTGATATTGATAGGAAGCACAGTGCCATTCTGCCCTCCGGCCACTAGAGTCGCAGCCACATCTTCCCGAACAAGATTGAATATATCCTCAGGCGTATACTGCTTATTTTTCAGTGCAGGATTTGCTTTGAGCAATTTTGCAATCCCAGGAATACGCGCCATGAGAGGCTCTCCGCCAATCTTAAGAGCGCCAAGCTCTCCAGCATTGACGCTCATATTTTCATTATTCGGTGCAGCTTCAGCTTTTGCAATTGCATCGAATGTAGTACGATAGACCTCAAGCTGTTGGTTCTTCGGCAGAGAGTAGAAATCTTTGGTGCCATTCTCATACCTCTGAGCGCGAAGATATTTCTGGGTCTTTACATCAATGCCTTTAAGCCAAGTAGCCTGTGCGCCTTCCCCTTGCAAAGGGACTCCACGCTGTACCATAGCGAAAGCCTCAGATGGAGAATCCGTAAGCCGTATTCCAGCAAGCTCTTTCGGATCTTTAGAGTCTTTCACAATATCAAGCTTAGCTGCGAACTTGAGAATACTGTCCGCAGTATCCTTATCAACCTGGGCAAAGCGCTTCCAGTTATTGACTGTGCCCTGCATAGGAGAGAATCCATGAGCAGCATACGCAATCGGAAGCACAGCTGCAAGCTCAGCTTCACTCTTATCATTCTCCTTCCGTACTTTCTGCCTGTCAATGCGCTCTTCCTCAGCTCTGGCATTAGCAGCCATGCTCAAAGCAGCATGAAGCATGTCCTTCGCAGAGTCAGCTTTAGCATTCATCAAACTAGTACGCATTCCTACAGCTGTGAGAGAAGCCTGCATAGCATCTGCTTGAGACTGCAAAGCTACCACGGTAGCCATATCTTTCGCCTTCTTTGCAGCGGCTGCAACTTCAGCAGCAGAGGTCGTAGCTTCCAGCTGCTTCTGTGTAGTAAGTCCGCTACTTAGAGCATCCACCATCTTAGCTTGGAAGGCCATCTCACCTTTAAGACCTGCATACTTTGCGTTGTATGTGCGCACTTCATCAGGCACAGTAAAAGCGTTCGATAACCACCCAAGAGGATCATCGCTGAATCTTGTGCCCATTTTCTGGATAATCTGCCCGCGCTCTGCATCAAGCTGCTCTTTCTGCTTAGCAATCTTCACAGACATTTGATTACTAAACTCCACCAGATCAGCAGCACCTTGCGGATTCAGCATAGCAGCCTCGAGTTTTTTCCTCTGAGCTTGCGCAGTAAGTTCACGAGCCCCCTTTGCCTCTATCTCAGCTGCTTGGGCTTGGCCCACTTCCATAGAAGTATCAGCTTTCCTCTGCAGAATATTTACAAGCTCTCCAGAAAGATTGCTAACATTACCAAGCTCAGTGCCAGCTGCGGCTGAACGCTGTTGACTAGCTCCGATAGCCTGTTCATACAGCTGTTGCAAGTCCAGTGCCATCATGCAACTCCTGAAATAAGTTCTTGCGTGCGGAGCATCAGCAAGAGGTAGCTGAGATAAGCTGACTTAAATTCTCCACTGTTCGCATAGCTGGCAGCTGGCAGAATAAAATCAGCATACAACTTAGCCCAAACAGCCTTGGAATCAGGAAGAGCCTCAAGCTGCTGTACATAGCGTGGAGCCAGTTGCTCATATGCTGCAATCAATGCAGGGCCTTCTTCCAGTTTTGCAATGTAGTCATCTCGAACTTTACGGATAGCAACCAGCTCCCAACAATCATCTTTAAAATCAGACTTCAGAGCTTTCATACATGCGGTGGTAATAAAACATCCTCCATCAAATAGATCACCAACCGCATTGAACGCATCACTGACTACAGCAGTATCCGTATTCCAAATATCTCCAACTCCAAAGCCAGATCCGACTACATCTTTCAGAGAAGCATCTCCGGTGATAAGCCCACCGCCGCTATTAGCGAGATACTTTTCAGTACCATCCAGTCCAGACTCTCCAACAGCCCCTCCAAGCCAAGAGCCAAGAGATGAGCCAATAGGGCCAAAGTAAGAGCCAAAAGTAGCCCCAACAGTACTCCCCAGATCATTACCACCCCATTCGCCATCTGCGGCATTTACAAGTGCAGTAGAAGCCCCAGCTCCAATAGCAGAACTAAAAGACCCAACTCCTGTACCGGTGCCTGCGCCGGTAGGCATCAGAGAACTAGACCCAGAAGTTGTGCCAGAGGACAAACCTCCAAATGAATCATTGTAAAATCCAGAAAGAGAATCGCCAGCGCCAGTTCCAAGAGTAGAACCAGAACCACTAGATAGGCCACTCCACGGATCAGTATAAAATCCGGGCAAAGATCCCCCTGCACCTGAGCCTCCAGAAAGAAAACCACCAGGAGAAAAATCATAGTTAGAACTGTTAGGCCCAAACACCTGAGAGATGGCATCTTGGATATCCTTAGGGGTGTAATTAACACCATCGGGACTAATAGTTTTAAAAACTTGATCCATAGACTCGGGGGTCCAAATAGACGGATCAGCCAGCACACCGCTACTTGTTTCTCCCGAAAGATCAAACAACTTCTTCAGTGCGCTGATGCCAGCACTTGTCAGATTTCTTACGTCCTGGTTCCCAAGAAACTGCTTAGCAAGTAGCGCAGCTCCCGCAACTTTAGCAGCATTGGCTGCACCTTTCCCGATTCTATTTGCTTCAATATTCTTAGTATCAGTAGAGGCTTCATTCCCAGTAGTCGTGGAAGTGCCAGTACCAGTAGCAGAAGTATTCTCCAGTTTATTTATCTGCGCATTTTGCTCAATAAGACTCACAAGAGAACCGAGCTTAGCCCGCTTGTCTGAGAGCACAGCATCCGCTGCAGAAGCAGTAGCGCGAGCTTGTGCATCGTTCCTCAGAAAATCAAGCGTGGTGGAGTTATATGCTCCACTGCGTCGGGAGGTAGCATTCGTAGGATTAAATGTATGAGCTGCATTGGTGAGAATGTTCGAAATCAAATCTTTGTATTGCGCGTCTCCTCCTTGCAACTGAGCCTGGAGATCAGCGATCTGCTGGTTAATAAGAGCCTGAGCAGCAAGAGAAGTTCCTCCCGTTTTTGTCCCAGTCTCAGTCTTTTCGCTTCCAGTTGTAGAGGTTCCAGTCTTAGTGCCTGAGCCAGTAGTTGTAGCTGACACATCAAGAATACCATTTACTGTCGGCCCTACAACAGAATTCAGCAAATTCTCCATCAAGATGTCTCCGGGAGTTTTCCCTCCAGAGACAGGAATTTCTCCAGTTCCAGCAGTATCAGCCATTGTTTTCTCCTTCTTACATAGGAACGAGCACAGGCTCGTAATATTTCGTCACTCCGCTGATTAACCCTGAGGCGTACAGCGTAGTCCCAGACTCATCTTGCAGCAATCCTCCAGTAGCTGTCGACTGCGGATTGTATGCATAGACTCTGAAAGGCTGAGCAGGCCAGAAGATAGCATGAGTGGAATCCACAGCAATACCAATAAGCTGCGATACTTCACCAACTACCTGAGTCTGAGAAGAACTGTAGCCACCGGCAGTGCTGAGATAGAAGCGTGTCCCAGCTGTGAAAGTCCCCACAGCCAGATAGCCGCCATAGCACACACGGGCTAGGCTCCCAGAAGCCCCAGCATCAAGGGCAACTGCATGCGCTGGCCTTCTGGTAGCAGCAGATTTATCCGCAAGCCTTCCCTTGGTACCAGCAGAATCATAGATATTAATCAAGTCACCAGCTGCAACTGTCTGAGTGAGACTCACACTGCCTACATTCATCGCACCAAGTCTGGCAGTGGTCTGTAGTCCTACATCTGAGACTTGTTGGGCAGAAAATACAGTAGCCCCAATAACATCACTTACCTGAGCATGAAAAATCTGCAAAGCATTGTACAGCATCTGAAATTCTTTATAAACTCCAGGCTCCGAGATATTTGGCTGCCTGGATAATTCCAGAGAGATCAAACTATTTATGTATCTCATGCTGATACTCCTTCAGGTACAAGAGTCAACGTAAGCCCGGTGAGATCAAACATACCTTCGATATGGATGTTATGGTTTGTTCCAACAGTAGATCCAAGATACACAGCGTACATGGAATCCGTATCGTACATGTCAAGATAGAGTTCAGTTGGAGCAGAGAATACGGCACCTCTGAGCGCCGCAGAGTCTCCTACAAAAGAAAAATCTCCACCACCGGACAGCCCTTCAAGCCACACCTCATGCACAGTGCAGTCTCTCCCTCTCCGAAGTTGCACTCTGCCGAACACAGCCACAGAAGTATTCTGAGCTGCACCGAACAGATTGAAATCAACCAGACTGATAGCCCCATTCGCGCCCATAACAGCGAAGGTTTCCTGATTAGAAAGTACTGCGTCTACTTGTACTTTTATATCATCAGCAGGAATAAGTACAGTATCCCCAGGAATTACCATCTGGTCAAATTGCAGATACCCTCCAGCTGTAAGAGCTTCACTGATAGTAAAAACATCCACATGATCTTTCCTGAGCTTTCCCCATCTTCTTAGTGCACTATCGTACACAAGCATAAAAGATAGTACAGATATTCCATAGCTTATCACCAGATATCGGGAGCAGACGTAACTAATCTTAACCTTCAATCTGGAAAGGAAAGAGCTTTTCTCTATCCGGTGAGTACTATAGTTATAATTCTCTATGGATCTCAGAGCCATAAAGTCTGATACTTCAGGAAAAATAGGAATAGCTGACTTTAAGCCAACAAGCTGCAACCCACCAGGGCCAAAAGCGTATACAGAGTCCAGCCCTGGAGCGGACGCAATAAGCTCACCATTTGCAATACCTGCGCTGTTTTCTACTTCTGTAAAGAGATATGGAGCAGCTATATTGCCAGTTTCTTGACAAGAGACAACGTTTTCTTTGCTGTAAATGAATAACCCAAAGCTTGTCCCTTCCGCAAAGAGAATATCTCCACGAACGTACTGGATCTGGGTAGAACCTGCGCCTGTTGCAAGAGACGGAGTAAAATCGAACAAGCTCAATTCAGAGCAATAATGAAGAAAAGTACTGGTGTATGCAAAGAGTCTGCCAGTAGCTGCGGCTATGCCCTTGATATTCGATGCAGTAAGCCCAGTAAGGACTATTGCTGTAATCGTGCCATCATCGTTGAATTTGTAACACCCGTAGAAAGACACATAGAAATAAGTATTTCCGTTGATCTTTGCCACAGTGATATCTATCACATCAGGCCAAGCTACAACTGTCCTGTCTGTCCAAACTACACCAGTCACAGGACTAGTATACAGTTTTCCATCTGTGGTCAAAGCCCAGTAACCTACAGCATTTGTTGCTGTCCTATAAAGCCCAGCCTTGTAGAATGTTGTAGCTCCAGAAATACCACTTACTTTGGCAGCGTACGAAATAGAGGTTAAACCTCTGGGAATTGGCATCACATTTTCTGCGAATATCAACTGTGGTTCAGTCAATTCCCCAGGAACATCAGTTGGCTTTATCTCAGCTCGAAGTTTTGCCATCCCCTCCTTCACAGCCACCATAGTTGGCCCAGCCTGGTAAGACACCATAGGCACATTTGCACTATCAAGAGTTACCCGGATTGGAATTCTTGCCATTGCTGCCTCCTTTGATCTTTGTGAAATACACCTCTGCTGCAAGATCAAGCCTGGTGAAAATGTATCGCGTGCCCTTGTGAGAAAGGTACACACTGCACAACCACACAAGTCTTTCATCAAGAGCAAAGAAGGACGAAGTTAGGTATACCCCAAAAGCTATGCCTACGCAAATAATAAATTCCAGTATCTCTATGATAAAAGACTTTAACCGCTTATTCTGAATCTTATCAAGAAGCCTCGCAATGTAGGCAAAAATAGCAGCACTGAAAAGTAAAACCCACGTAGTCTGCTCCCAGGAGAGAGGATCTTTATCAACCATATTCCGTAGCTCCACTTTGTTTCCCCTTCTACGGTAAACTAGTTATCCGCAGATGACAATGTTTCCAAGACTTACATCTCTTACAGCGTCATAAGACATAAACTTGACTCTGACAGAGGAGGTTGTACGGGATATGACTGTTGGATACATACCAAGCGTACCATTCTGATCGCCACTGCCCATTACAGCATACGCAGAACTTGGCATTGCAGTTGTCAGATTGATAGTATAATCACCTGTACCGTTCTTATACACGCTGCTGACATTGCCAGCACTGCGAATAGTCTGATTAGCTGCCGTTGCTCCAGTTCCATCGAAATCTACCCATGCTCGGCAAGAGTAATGAGGAGCAGACCCTGCACTGGATTGCAGCCCAACAGCAGTGGTAGCAGTCGTTGCAGATGTGGCTGAGGTTGCAGTCGTTGCAGTTGCAGCATTACCGCTGATACTGAGGCTGTATGTTCCACCATCAGCTTTCACAACAGAGGAGCCATTTACTACAAGATTGGCCCCTGCCATTACATAATTAGTGCCATCGAAACCGACATACCGAGTAGCCGCACTATTCAGAAACACATATCCGGTTGTTGGAGTAGCCGCTCTGTAAGTTTTAATATCCTCAGAGGTAGTAACACCTACGCTGGTAAGAGCTCCAGTGACTGTAAAGTTGCCTGCGGTATCTGAAGCCCATCGCGTAGTGCTTGTGGTATTGTCATACAGAGAAACTGAATTGTCTGTATTCAATCCAAGTTGCACAATACGCGCAGAACTATTAAATAGAAGCCTCTTTTGAGTAGCACTCTGCCCTAGTCCGATGTTTACCTCATCTCCGTAGAATCCAACTCTGCGGTCAGAATACCAGATCTGAGACAAAGTAGCAGAACTTCCAACAGAGGCATACAAATTAGCTGCATTGTCAGCAGTAAATCTGGCTCGTTCACCAGAAACAGCATTGTCAAAAAACAGGTAGCTGGAATTTGTTCCAGTGGCAAGCAATCTCGCAGCAGCGTAACCATTTGCAGGCGTGGCTTGAAGTTCAGCTGTAGTAGCTCCAAGATATTTCAGCACAGTACTTTCAACAGACACTTTGTCTGTGACCCCTGCGCTGGTGCCAATCCCTAATTTCATATTCCCACTGGTCAGATGCACTGAGCCGTATACAGTGCCATCCACCATAACAAGCCCACCGCCAGATGCCCCAGAAACTGTCACAGCCGCATTAGAAATAGACGCAGAGCTGGGAGCAAAACCAGTAGAGCTTGCTGTCACCTTGCCTACGATAGACAGCGTCCCAGTCGTGCGACTGTTTCCATTGACATCAAGCTTATAACCGCCAGATGCTGCGGCTCCAACTCCAAGGTTTCCAACCATGTAGTTAGAGCCATCAGTCATCAAAGCTCCAGTCAAGGAGCCAAGATCACTGATTGCATTGTTCATGCGAGTTTTCATCGCACGCAACTCAGCAGGGAAATCTGCCACATAACGAGAATCTAGCGGCTCAGTATTGTTTGTTGCATCAATCGTATAAGAACCAGTCGGCATGACTTATCTCCCAAGAACAATGGAATTACTTACCAGCGAACGCCGCTGAACCTCTGCCTCTGCCGCCTTTGCGCTAGCTTGCTCAGCATTTCCAGTAGTACGATAGAGCTTAGCAAGAGCATCATTAATTATAAGGAAAGGATAATTCCTCATAATCCAGCTTTCAGGTACAGGATCAGAGATAGTAGGGAAAGTCAGGTATTGAATATAGAACTTTCGTGAAGTTCCAGCAACCTCCCCAAGCTTAACCTGAAGGCTATTCCCAAGTTGAGTCACAGTAGGAATTCTCGCAAACTTATAAATATCAATCGTAGCTTGAGGAAAGTCCTCAAGTTCAATTTCAGCTGCTGCCAATCCAGTTGTCTCATCATAAAACTGCACACTGATGAGATCCCTGAAGCCAGGAAGCACAACAGATGTATCGATAGCATAGCAATTTGTCACACCTCCACAGACAAGGCTAGATGTAACAATGCCGATAGCGTCCATCTGGAATCTATCGGCAGTGTGCGCTGAGTGGATGGCTTCGCGTATTTTCGTTTTAACCTGGGCTTCTTTGTCAGGTCTGCGAAAATCTTCCTGCACTCTCGCATAGATGTCATCAAAAATCATGATACTCTCCTCTGTAAAACTCTCACGGTAAGGTGGCACGCCACCCTACAATCAGAGCTTTTACTTCTTCACATCGGCAGCAGTCACAGGAACCATTGCAGTGTCTTCACTGTTAGATCCATTGCTCACACTTGCAATGGTTTGGGAATTTGCCATCCCTTCCAATTGGTGCTGCTTACCACCAACTGTGATTTTACGGGTAATCGTTGCAGCGGCCGAGGTATTGATAGCAGCAGCCAGAGCCTTGGCTCCTTCGCCGTCAATAGAGTCGAGCGCTTGTGCAACTTGGGCTGCGAACGCCGGATTACTTGCAAGCTGGGCCACAACATCCTGGACTTGCCGCGTAGACGGATCAACATACCGAGAATACTCCAGCTTGTCATCTTCAGTGGCAGCCCAAACAGCAGGACCAAAACCTCCCATGCGCAGTTCACGATCCATGTACTCAATATCCTCCAGCACATCAGTACGGAACCAGCCATCTTTGAACTCCAGTTTCTTTCCGTCTCCCCGGATCAGATACAGCGCAGTACCTGCTGCACGATAGAGTCGGAATTCTCCCCCTTGGGTATTCCCCTCACCCATATTGAGAAGCTGCTGACCTCTGGTAATAACAGTCGTTGCCATTGTGATTCCTTTTGATTGTGCTCAGTGGAGCTGAGCTGAGAAGAACTTACTCCACTCCACTGAGCTTACTCAGCTTGGGCCCTGAGAAGATCAGGCAGCTGCAGTAAGGTTGGTGATAACAGCGCAGCTTGCAGGGTTCTTGTGGGTGATGGTGCACTCAGTGGTGAAAGTACCACCGATAGCATCAATACCGTTGTCCTCAGCGCACTCATCGCCCTTCTTGTTGAAATACTTGTGGTCAGTGTTACG